GCAGAGAGAACCTCTTGATGTGGTATCTGCGCCGGATGTAAAGGAGGTTGTTTATCTGGCACCGATCGGGACTGGCAAGACGACATTCATGGAGGCTGGATTATGTTACATCATTAGTGAAGATCCCGGGCCGACATTGTTGGTGGGACAGACCGATGATGATTTGAAGGACTGGGCTGAGACTCGGATGGATTATGCCGTGCAGAACACCTCCGAGGTTGCCGTTTTATTGCCAAAAGACCGGCACAAGAAACGCAAAATGGAGATACTTTTTCCGTCAATGTCGTTGTTCCTGACTGGCGCGAATCTATCCGGCCTGCAATCGAAGTCGATGCGCCGGGTGTTTTGCGATGAGGCATGGCAATATCGGCCCGGGATGCTTAATGAGGCCCGAGGTCGATTGCATGACAGGTGGAATCGGCAATTCTTCATCCTTTCTCAAGCTGGATCAAAAGGTGATGATCTTGATAAGGCATGGAATAACACCGATCGGCGGGAATTCAGTTTTGATTGCCCAGCATGTGGGACGGTTCAGCCATGGTCGTGGGCGAATGTCACATATTCGGACGATGAGTCGCTCGATGCGTTGACCCGGGCGCAGACTGCGGTGCTGCGGTGCCAGAATGCTGACTGCGATTGGAGATGCCCAGATTCGCCGCAACCTCGCAGGGCATTGGCTGAGGGTGGTCGGTATGTTCCAAGCGGCTCAGGTCTGCCGGGGCATGTTGGATTCCATTACAATGTCCTGTGCAACTGGCGGAAGCCATTGTGGGAGGTCGTGCTGCTCTGGCTTGAGGCTAAGGCAGCAATAAAGGTCGGCAATGTTGATCCTCTCCGGCAGTTTATCCAAAAACGATTGGCCGAGGCATGGGAGGAAGATTTGTCAGATAACCGGGCAGAACTTGTCGGCAATGGATACCTAACTGGGGAGTATTCTGCCGGGCAAAAAATCGAGGATGAAGCGCACCGATTCCTCACGGTAGACAAACAACGTGACCACTTTTGGGCGGGAATCCGGGCATGGAAAACAAATGGGCAAAGCATGCAATTATGGTTTGGCCGGGTGGAGACTTTTGATTCCATCCACGATTTAGCGATCCGATACGCAATCCGCCCACAATGCGTTTTTGTCGATGCTCAGTATGATACCGATCAGGTCTATTCGGCATGTGCGCGGATGAATTGGACGGCATTGCATGGATCCGGGCAAAAGTCTTTTGCCTATAAAAAGCAGAATGGTGACATTATCCACAGACCATTCACCCGATTTCAAGACGCGACCGCATCCAGCGGGGGCAAGGCACGTTACGCGCATTGGGCATCGGATCGGATCAAAGACATCTTGCATGCCCACCGGATCGGCAAGGCAGCATCTTGGGATATCCCGGATGACGCATCTGTGGATTTCCTCAAGCAGATTGATTCTGAAATGAAGCGTGAGGTTACCAACAGCAAAACCAAGCAAGTTGATTACAGGTGGGTTCGCACTCGAAACAACAATCACGCATGGGATGTCGAGGCTATGCAAATTGTGGCTGCGCTAATGTTAAAGCTAATCCCCGGATTTGATGTTTGACACATCCCTTAATTAGATGGCGGCAAATCCGAAAGAAGTTGCAAGAAACCTTTTTTATTACGCGCAGGGCAACCCGCAGCGCATTGCATCAATACGTTCCGCCTTTGATTCGTCAGTCGCAGGGGCATTGACAAAAGGCGGCTTGGATTCAATCACAAGCGCAACGAAAAATTCGGTGACCATGCAAAAGATGATCGGGCTGAATGAGTCCGATCGCCAGAATGCCCTGCGATGGGCCTTGGATTATTTGCAAAATGGATTTGTTCCCGCTCAATCGCGTTCGCTTGGTCGATTTTAATTTTTAGAAATTATGGCAATACTCGATCAATTCGGACGGCAAGTCAGTTACAAAGCAGCAAGGGCAGCGCAGGAAACTCGTTATCGTCCATGGGAACCCACGGAGAAAAAGGATATTGGCGAACTTGTCCCATCTGTTGACCGGGTCACGCTGCAATCACATGCCCGGAGGATTTACCTTAATTTCGGCCCAATCAAGAATGCGATCAATCAGCGCGGAATGTATGCGGTCGGTCGAGCATTCGTCCCGATCTACAAAGGTCTGGATGATGTGTTCGGTGCCGCAGCGACCAATTTTCTTACTGATGTGTTTTACCGGATCGGGGATTCCCGAGGTGGAATGCACGATTTCAAGACCAACCTATTTGGGTGGTCGACCTCGATCGACATCGATGGTGAAATTTTCATCCTGCTCACAGAAACCGCGACCGGATTCCCGCAATACCAAGGAATCCCGAGCCACCGAATCGCAACACCAAAAGGTTTCAGCGATGGAAAACAATACCGAGGCGGCACGCTTCAAGACGGCATCATTTATTACCCAAGTGGCGAGGCAAAAGAATATGCCTTTTGCGATAAGACAGGCGCAATTGATCAATGGTTGCCTGCGCAAAACGTGATCCATTTGTTCGATCCAGAATGGCAATATCAAAGCCGAGGGCTTACCGCATTGACGCATTGCATCAATGATTGCCGCGACATGATCCAATCCACCGAATGGGAAAGGTTGGCAATGCTGCAGATGTCGAGCATCAGTCTGGTGGAATACAATGACACGGGCGGCCCGGATCATGATGATCCTTACAACGCATTGATCGGCAACACCGAATCGAGCAAGGGCATGACTGTTGAAAGTCTTGATGGCGGGACTGTTCGATATTTCCGCAGTAATTCCGGCGGGAAAATTGAAACCCTGATCAACAACCGCCCCGGCAATCCATTTTTGGATTTCCACAATCGCCTGCTCAAGTCGGCATTTGCTGGTCTGAATTGGCCGATGGCATTTTATGATGGTCATGCGTCCGGGGGTGGCACAGCACAACGCACCGAAATTGCAATGGCCCAACGCTCGATTGAGGATCGGCAGGATTTGCTTTTCTATGCAGCAAAACGAATCATTGGATATGCAATTGCCAAAGCTCAAAAGCGTGGCGATTTGCCTGCTGCCGCAGATTGGTATAACTGGGAATTTTCAACACCACCAAAACTGACAATTGATGATGGAAGAATCACAAAAGAACTGGAAGCATTGTGGAAAATGGGTGCTGCTAATTTGCGTGATATTGTGTCAATGCGTGGGAAAACTCTTGAATCTCATTATCAGGAAAGGGCGCAGGAAGTCGCATTGAGAAAACTTGCAGCTAGAAACGCATCAACGCTTTATGGTGTGGATGTCGATGACCGGGAAATGTCCATGCTTACCGCGAATGAGATGCCCGGATCCAATGGGGATTCAAATCACAATGAAATCGAGCAAAATTCTAAAACTTTAAAACAATCAGATGATGAAAATTGAAATTGAAAACCGAACCGGAAAAATTAAACTTAATTCTGGGGTTAACAAGGAATCCGCCGACAAACTAATTGATGATCTCGATCGCATGTATGGGCAAACCGCAGTGACTGCTCAGATGTGCATCGGTGATGTCGTATGTTCTGCCGACAACGCACTTGAGTCGGTGGATGTCGAAATCAATTCACCGGGCGGATCCGTTTTTGAGGGTCAACGAATCTTCAACTCCTTGCGCGAAATGTCCGCCCGGGGTGTCAATGTTACCACCACGGTAAATGGACTGGCTGCATCAATGGGCAGCGTAATCCTGATGGCAGGTGATACCCGCCGAATGACGGCAGGGAGCCGCATTATGATCCACGAGGCATCGACAATTGCGGCAGGTGACGCGAGGTCATTGCGCAAACAATCAGATTTACTGGAAGGCATCAGCGCGGAGATTGCCGGCATCTATGCTGGACGGACTGGTGGTGATGAAAAAGAAATCCGCAAAATGATGTATGCCGAGACTTGGATGACTGCGGAAGAGGCGAAGGCAAATGGATTTGTCGATTTGGTCATCAGGGATGGAAAGGAAGAAGAAGAATTTGACAAACCAACTAATGGCATGACTGGCATTCTTGCAAAATTATTCCCCGGCAATGACGAAGCTGCAAAAATCGAAGCAGCAATCCTCGAAAATGACACCCTCCGGGCTGAACTCGAAAAAGCCACCCAGAAGGTCGATGAATTGACCGGCCTGGTTGAGGTGAACGCACAACTTCAAAACGATCTGGCTGCCGCACAATCTGCTGTTGCTCAACTTGCCGCGCAGACAGAGTCTGACTCCGAAACCATCAAGGAATTGGAAGAAGCCACCGAGGTTTCCGAAGAGAAGGTTTCTGCCAAGGCATCCGAATTGCTTGCATCTACCGGGCATCCATCGCCAGTTGCTCTTGCTGCCGATAGCAACGAGGCTCCACCGAGTCACCTTGCTGTTATGGCAAAACTTTCACCCACTGACGCTGCCGAATATTTCGCCGCTCACAAGGCCGAGATTCTCGCAGACAATAACCGATACAAAATCTAATCTACAACAATTGAATTACCATGGCTACCATTGCCCTTAACGATAAAATCTTCACCCAAGTCGCCATGCAGGCGTTTGTGGCGAAGCTCGCCCCGCTTAACGCATTTACCAAAGACTTTTCATCGGAAACCCGCAGAAAAGGTGATGCCGTTATCGTCCCATTGATCAGCGGCATTACCGCAACCACTTTCAACCAAAGTTATGAGGTTGGTGGTGGTGCTGTGACTTTTGCAACTGTCAACATGACCAACCATCGCGTTGCAAGTATCGACCTTACCGATGTGCAAGTTGCAAACAGCAGCGCAGCAGTTATGGACAACCTTGCAATCCAAGCAGGTGAAGCCCTTGCTCGCACGGTTCTTACCGACATTTGGAGCGCAATCACCACGGCAAACTTTGGTGCTGCGATTCTTACGACTGCCGGGGCAAACTACACGATTGCTCAAATGGGCGCACTGCGCCGCGCACTTGTCCAACGCGATGTCCCAACTGATCGCCTGTCATTTATTGCCGACAGCGAGGTTTACACTGGTCTGCTTACATCTACTGGCGTTGCCCAAGCACTTAATTATGGTGGTGCTGAAGCCGTGCGCGATGGCAACATTCCAAGTCTGCTTGGCATGTCGATCTTTGAATCGAACGTGATCCCGGCAAATGGACTTAGCAAACTTGGTGGTTTCGCGGTTCACCCTGATGCCATTGCCATTGCAATGCGCTATCTTGAGCCGCAAGCCCCGGGTGAATACCTCGCAGCCGAGCAGGTTACTGCATCGAACGGTATTGTGATGGGCTATCGTCGCCACTTCAACGCTGCGACTGGTCGTCATTTTGCTAACTTTGAGTGCTTGTTTGGTTATACCCCTGCACTCACTCGCGGCCTTGCCCTTGTGACCATTCCCGCTTAATTGCTAACCTAGCACCCTCCCGCAATAGTGGGGGGGTGCTTTTTTTCTATAAATATGAAATTATCTCTGTGCGTTATTGTCGGGAATGTTGAAACATACATTGATCGCTTTTTAGATCATTTTCAACATGTGGCGGATGAAATTGTAGTGGTTCGGGCGATTGGAAATCAGGCAGCTGATAGAACACTGGAGATCGCAAAAAGCCGAGGTTGCATTTGTGATGAATATTTGAACGAGCATGATTTTCCTCATGTTGATGATTTCGCTTTAGCTCGGAATAAATCGCTCGATTTGGCTACTGGTGATTGGCTCATGTGGGCCGATACCGATGATGTGATCTCGCAGGATGCGTGTCAGCAGATCCGCGACATGATCCCGAGGTTGGGTGCCGACATTCAAGGTGTGCTGATCCCCTATCAGGTGCCGGATGATAACATCACACTGCACCGGGAGCGAGTATGGCGCAAAGGCGCGGCCCGGTGGAAAAACCGCATTCATGAATGTCTAAAATTCCCGGAAGGCGCAAAAATGGCAAAATTCGATCAGGTGTCGATCCTGCATATGCCAATCGGAAAGCGGAAATCATCGAGTGATGAACGCAACTTGCGGATCCTTAAGTCAATCCCGGATGATGAGCAAACAAGTGCATTGCTATTTTACCGCATGCAATCTGAACGCGCATTGGGCATGACTGATGAGGCGACCGAGACTGCACAGCAGTTGGCAATGGCACCCGATGCCGGGCAACCAGAACGCTATGAGGCATTTCTGGTCATGGGGCAGATGGTGCCGGACGCATCAACCCGAGCGCAACTTTACTTGCAGGCGATTGCGGTCAGTCCAAATCGACGCGAGGCATACGCTGAACTGGCAATTGAATCACTAAAAGCAAACAATTTCCAAAGTGCCTTGGATTGGTCTGAAACCATGATGGCGTTGCCAACACCAACAGCATGGTGGTGGAACAGCCGGAGGAAGTTCTATGGTTGGCAGGGCATTCAAGTGCGCGGCATGGCACTTAGAGCAAATCACCGAGCCGAAGAAGCGAACGCAATTGAGGCAAACCATTTCATTCGCAATGGCGCGAAAATTAGCCTTTTGCACGCAACCCGGGGCAGACCAGCTCAGGCATACTCAGCTCGGGCGAAATGGTTGGATCGGGC